ATCGAGCGTGCGTCGGTGATCCCCATCTGGAGCGGTGCCGGGACGGTGATGGTCGTGATCATGCAAGCCGACGGCTCCCCGGTGCTGGCGTCCGAGGTCACCGCCATCCAGAACTACCTCGACCCGGTCCAGGGGCAAGGGCAGGGGCAGGCCCCGATTGGCGCGAGCGTGACAGTCACGACCTCAACGCTGCTGATGGTCCAGATCGCCTGCTACGTGACCCCGGTGTCCGGCTACTCGCTCGATGGGAAGAACTCGACCATCGCGTATCGCCAGTCGATCTACAACGCGCTCACGGCCTATCTGAACAGCCTCGGGCCGGGCGACGTGATCGCCTTCGAGCATGTCCAGGCGTGCTTCTTTGTGCCCGGCGTTCTGAACATCAGCGGCACGGTCGTCAACGGCCAGAGCAGCGGCACGATCCAGTTGTCCAGCAGTTCCTCGCCGCAGGTTGCACGGCTCGCAATCAGCCCGCCGACCTGGCCGAATCTCACCGAGCCGTAGGAGAGCGCATGAGCTACGTCACAGGCAGGCCGCCGTACAACACCCCAAACTTCGGCTTCCCGCTCCCAGGTGGCACCAGCCTGGCGGACTACATCACCTACACCGAAGCGCTCGCGAACGCCATCGACACGGCGATGCAGACGATGCAGAACACCCTCAACCCGATCAACGCCGCCCAGCCAACGTACGTCGCGAACCTACCGACCACCAACCTCGTGGACGGCCAAGAGGTCTACTACCAAACGTCAGCGATGGCGAACAACGGCCAAGCGTGGCATCTGCGCTACCGCGCGGCGGCACCCGCCTCGACCCGCTGGGAGTACCTCGGCGGAGCGCCCATCGACCAGGTCGTGCCAGGCGGCGCAGGCGGAGGCGGGTACGCCGGGCCGCTCGCGTCCGGCCTGAACCCCGTGCCGTCCGGTCCGAGCGTCGTCGTGCCGCGACCCGGCGACTACATCTTCAACTTCGGGGCGGTGATCCAGTCCGCGTTGGTAGGGACGGTCAACGTCGGGATCGACGGCGGCGGGATCGCGTCGAACGCCGCGCCGATGATCCAGTTCTCGATCAACACGGCAGGGGCCACGTTCCGCACCGCCTCGCTATCTGTCCGGCGCAACGTCAGCGCCGCGAACGCAACGCTGGCGATGTTCGCCACCGCCACCGGCACTGACGTGACCGTCGGTGCTCGCTACCTGAGCGTCACCCCGATCAGGCTGGGCTGATGCCAGCGGTAGCGCTGACCCCGGCCGCAACTGCCGCCACAGCGGCCGTTGGGACAGTCAGAACCACCGCGCCGCTGACCCCCACGGCGCAGGCTCTCATGCGGGCGCTGAACCAAGTCGGCGTTCCGGCGATACGGACACCGAGCCCGCAGACATGGGACAACCTCGCGAGCCTCGGCACCTGGGACTACGTCGCCCGGCTGTACGCCTCCTGGGACGACCTCTACTTCAACCGCCAGCAGCCCGTACCAACCCCGCCGATCCCAGGGCCGCAGGCGGGCGTCACACCAGACCTCGCAGGGCTCAGCCTGGCCGGTGCCTACCAGGCGGGGCTCGCGGCCGGGTACACCAACTTCCAGGTGGTCGCCTACCGCCAGGCGTACATGAGCAACCCGGAGTTCCTGTACCTGGAGGCCGCGCCCGCCGTCGGGTACGTCGCGCAGACCACCTCGCCGGGAACCGGCGGCGGCGGAAACCCAGGGCCGAACACGCCGCCGCAGGGGTCGTTCTTCACGTTGCAGCCAACCCCCGGCGTCGCGGACCAGAGCCCTAACCCAGGCACTCCCGTCGCGACGAACGGGACGTTGTCCTTCGTGTTCCAGGTCGGCGACGACCGCCCGGAGCCCACTGACGTGCAGGGCTGGGCGACGGACGGCCCCGACCCCCAGTCGGGAACGTGGGTGTACTGGCGGTACTCGTTCCCGGCGAACAACGTGCCGCCCTCGTTGCAGGACAGCATGAACGTCTACAACACCCCGCCGATGACCCCGGTGGACATCACCAGCGTGGAGTGGCCGCTGGTCGCCCAAGACCCGCTGGTGATCTTCACCGCCCCGCCGCCGCTGGCACCCGAAGACCTGCTCAGCGAGGTGCCGCCGTTCGAGCAAGGCAGCTATGAGATCGCGGCGGTGTTGCGTGTGCTCGCCAACGAACTCGCGCGGATCGACGCGGCCCAGCAGGCGCTGATACAGCAGTGGTTCCCATCGAGCGCGGACGTGCTGCTCGCAAGATTCGAGGCGATGCTCGGGCTGCCAGAGGAGCCGCAGTCCGCGACGGGCATCCCCGTGCAGTTGTCGGTGCGGCGCAACCTGGTGCTCGCGTACATGCAGCGACTGCGAACCGAAGGAACAGGGCTTGACTGGATCGCGAGCATGAACGCGCTCGCGGGCAGCGCCTGGAACTACCAGGAGCACAACCCCGCCGACCCAGCGTCTCCGCCTGCGTACACCATCGCCGTGAACATCCCGCAGGTGTTCGCGACGGTCGGCTGGAACTACGTGCGGGGCATCACCCCGGCGCACATCGCGATCACCGAGGGCTACACGGGCGGCTGGCTCGTGGGGATCGCCGATCTCGACCAAGACAATCTGTGACCCCGCCCACCTTCGACCATAGGCTTCAACTGTGAAACACCGGCAACTCACCTACGGGCATCCGGTGCCCCAGAGTTTCTTCGACGCCTTCGAGGAGTTCATCTCGACGCTCGCCCCGAACTTCGTGCTGTCGATTCCACAGGGCTCAAACAACCAGGTGCAGATCGTCGCGGGTAGCGGCAACGCGCAGGTGGGAATCGGGATCGAGGGGCTGTGGCGATACATCAGCGCGACGATCAACACCCAGATCACCGGCTCGGCGGGCACCTACGACCTGTTCGTCACCTGCCAGGACAACAACTTCGTGACGAACCCCAGCCCACCGCCGCCCGAATCCGACAACACGAGCTACGCCTTCAACCTGACCGCCGTCCCGACCGGCCAAACCCCGACCGGGGTGCCGCACTCGCGGCGAGTTGGGCAAGTCGTCACTGACGGCACTCGCATCCTCGCGCTACGCCAACTGCTCGGCGAGGTGGACGGCCAGCAGCTTCTGCAACCCGGCATGATCCAAAGCACCGCCGCCGCAACCGTCCCGCCCGGCTGGCTTCTGTGCAACGGGGTCGCGGTGTCGCGCACCACCTACTCGGCGTTGTACGCCGCGCTCGGTGGACCGAACTCACCGTGGGGGCAGGGCGACGGCTCCACGACCTTCAACGTCCCAGACCTCCGGGGCAAGGTGCAGGTCGGCGCGGGTGCGGGTCCTGGGCTCACAAGCCGCTCGCTGGCAGGGTCAGGCGGCGCGGAGACGGTCACGCTCACGACCGCGCAGATACCGGCCCATAACCACGGCGTCAGCGACCCAGGGCACGCGCACAGCATCTACGACCCCGGCCACGGCCACGGCGTCAGCGACCCCTCGCACGCCCACAGCATTTCCGACCCCGGCCACGGCCACACCCAGTGGGGGGCCGACACACACTGGACCTACGGCGGCGGCACCTTCAACACGCCGACCGTGATCGGTTCGTGGGGCGGTAACGACCACGGCACCGCCGGCGCGGGCACGGGCATCGGCATCTACGGGGCGTACACCGGCATCAGCATCAACGGGTCCGGCACGGGAATCGGCATCTACGCGGCTGGTACCGGGGTCAGCACCCAGAACAACGGCAGTGGCGGTTCGCACGAGAACATGCCGCCGTGGGCAGCGGTCACGGTCATCATCAAATACTGACCAAAAGCTAGCTCCTGTTATGCTCTAAGCCGCCTACCGGAAACGCCGAGATCCCCACTCCTCGGTCGGGATTGAACGGCTCGGCAGCCGGTATATCGCGAAACGACCCGCTCACGGCCCCGGTCCAGCGGGTCGTTTCCCGTTCAGGGTCAGAATGCGTTGACGTGCACGGCGATGATGACGACGATCACGAGGATCGCGACGAGCATCAGGAACGACAGCAGGGGGATGTCGATGCGCATACCCCTCCTACTACCCGGAAACGCCCCCTCAGGGCTTGCCCGGCGGCTCTCTAGGCGGCGTAGCCAGCTTCCCGCTTGGCCTGCCACCTCTGGAAGCTCTCGCGGCTTCCAGCGACCGTCCAGATCGTCACGCCCACCTGTCGGTCGTAGATGTTGCACTGGCCGTCGGTGCTCGCGACCTCAAGACGCTGTGTTCCCTTGCGATCCACCACGTACACCGGGTCTACGCAGTGCGGCCACCCTGCCGCGTTGTGATGCTTGTGGAGGTCGAACGCATCGAGCGAGGAGAAGTGCCGACCGCACTCCCCGCAGTGGTATTTGCAAGGGCGTCTAAGCGGCTGGGACCGGGACATCCTCGACCACTTCGCCCTCGATGGGGATTGAGCCGCCGTGCTTGAGCACGTAGTCCACCACCTGCTGAAGGATCTCGGTGCGCTTCACCTGGTCCACGCCCGCGAGCGTCAGCCGGACCTTCTGCGGCAGGAAGCTGCCGGGCCGCACCCGGTTCGCCTCCGCGAACGCGATCTGCAACCGCTTCGCTAGCTCCGGGTCTGGACCCCAGTCGGGCTCCTGGCCCATCGGCTCCTGCTCCACGATCCCGCCGAGCTTCTCGTCATACCGTGCGCCGACCTCGTCCTCCGGGACCAGGCCAGTGATCGAGAACGCCTTCCGCAACGCCATCGACTCCGCGACCTTCAAAATCATCGCGTCCGGGTACTGGCCCCACGACTTGTTTGACCGCCGGTAGCTGGAGTGCTTAGCCAGGAAGAACGTCGGCCGACGGCCCTCGCGAAACACGCGGCACCACGCGCCGATGATCTCCTGCTTCATCCGTTTCTCAGCCTCTACCGCTGCGTACGTGTGCACGAACCCCTCCGGGGTGCGCTCGATGATGTCCGAGGCGTAGATCACGTCGCCCTCCATCCCCCCGAACGTTTCGTAGCGGTTCGCGATCACCAGCAGCCCATCACGAGCGACGATGGTCTTGTACGTCGGCGGCTCCCCATCGCGCCCCGGCATCTTCGCCAGGTACACCTGCCCGGCGAACGGGTCGAGCTTGTACCGCGCGGTCAACTCCAGGAACATCAGCAGCGCCCCGGTGTCCGCGCCACGGGCGACGGTCTGCTTGATCAACGCAAGCTGCTCGTTGTCGAACCCGAACCGCGCCGGGAGCGTCAACGGCACCGGCAGTCGCACCACCTGCTTGCTCGGCTCAGGGCTGTAGCCGTTCTCTGGGGGTTCTGGCTGTACCTCGGTCTTAGCCATTTCGCTTCCTCTCGTCAGCGAGCGCTATCGAGCGCTCCAGTCGTTCCAGCAGATCCGTATCCTCCTCCGGCTCCAGGTCCGGCTTCGGGATATGAATCTCAAATCGTGTGCTTATCGTCTCACGATACAGATCGTCCAACGACTCGCCGGTCGCTATCGCCTGCTCCATCTGCTCGCGAGTGGGACGGTCCACCCGCTTGGTGACGCGGTGGCCGTACACCCGGTTTGCTTTCGCGTCGCGCACCGGGATCGGCCCGTGCTGCCCAGCCCAAACCTTCAGCGCCTCCTTGTTCTGCTTCATCGCCGCCTCGGCGACGAGCACCTGCGCCGCGACCATGCCCGCCTCCTCCATCGACGCGATCCGTCCCGTCTTCTTCGCCGTCGGGAAGATCGGGCACGCTGTCGGCCGGGGGCAGTAGGAGCAGTGACCGCCCGGCGACGGCTGCCACGAGTCCTCCTGCACCGAGCGGTCGAACCGCTCCACCAGGGCCGTGACCGTCTGCTCGATCTCGTCAAGCTGGTCGCGGTACAACGTCGCCTCGCGTGGCTGCGAGTAGCGCGGGTAGAACTCCCGCAACGTCACCGACATCAACGACGGGTGGTTGCGCATCGCCAGCAGCGCGTAAAACCGCTGCTGGAAGAACCCGCCCTCCGAGATCTCCGACGCCGGCGGCAGCCACCATCCGGTCTTGTAGTCGATCACGACCCCGCGATCCAGGTCCGCGCCCTCGGCGAACAGCGCGTCCAACTGGCCGGTGATCTCACGCTCCACGAACCCGCCGTCGGGGTTCGGGTAGTAGACCTTCCACGCCAGCCGCTCCTCGATGTCCACGAGCCCCGCGATGTTCCATCGCGTCTCCCCAGCGAACTTCTTGGTCATCCACAGAAGGTCGTGGATCTCCCGCATCGGAATGTTCACGATCTCGTTCAGCGGCACGTCGTCCTGGCGCAGCGTTTCGAGCAGGATCGCGAGCGCGACATCCACCTCGATGGAGTCCTCGCCCTGCGCCGCCATCTCCCGCAGGAACTTCGCCGCCGCGCGGTGCCAGATGATCCCCCGGCCCGACGCCGCGTCGCTGAAGCTCTTGCGGTAGCGCAGGTCGAACTGCGTCGCGAGCGCACACTCGTCAAACCGCGACAGCAGGGACTGCCTCACAGTGGGAAACGCCTCCAGCGCCTTCGGGTACGGGACCGTCACGCTCACCGTTTCCTCGCCTTCATCTCGTTGACTGCCCGCTGCACCGCCACCTCGTCCACCTCCCAGACCGCTTTGGGTCGCGCATGGCACTGCGGCTGGTCCGACGGAGCGGTGCGCCCCGTGTTGCGAATGAACCCGGCGTCCCGTGCCGCTCCGAAGACCGCGCCCCATGCACGCCTCTCACGAGGCTGCTCCGCGTCCTTCATGGCGTCTGCGGTTAGCTCGCCGCCCTGCTTGAGCCGCTCCCACAGCGCCCGCTTGCCGTTCTTCAGCCAGTCCTCGTCAGCGTTGCTCTCGACGCGGCCAATCGCCTCGTCGCGTAGCTTCCGGCCACGCGCCAGGCCATCTGGATCAGGGTTTGCTGCGGTCATCTCCTCGGTCGAAAACCACTCTCGCACGAGCCCCGGACAGACCCGCAAATCCGTTTCCCGCACTCGCCGCGAAGCAGCGTAAGGTGCCGGGGAATGTCCCGACCGATCCTCCCCCCCGATACCCCCTCAGAGCGCGTGAGCGACACGCTGACGGCACATGAGTGGCATCGAAGGGTGGTTGGTCGTCCGGCACGTCCCTGCGCTGTGTGCGGCTCTAGGCAAGCCAAGCAAGGCCACCATGTCATCAGCCGAGAACGTCTGCGCCTGGTGGCGCAGGAGCGGGGGCTGAGCGTCAGATCACTGATCTGGGATGCACGCTCCGGTATCGCTCTTTGTGAGCTATGCCACTCGCGCCACACGAGCGCGTTCCGGCGCATCCCACGCCAGAAGCTGACCGCTGAGAACTGGCAGTTCATCAACGAACTGGATCTCGACTGGTGGATCGCCCGCTACTACCCCGCGCCTCCAGGGCTGCCCACATCCCTCAACGAGCCTGGAGACAGCGATGGCGACGAAGAAAGACGCAGACCAGCAGCAGACCAACGGCAGCGAGCCCGACGAGTTCGTGTCCATCGAGGAGATGAACGTCGTAGAAGGCCCGGCGCTCCCAGGCAGCCAGGAGCAGTTGAGCTTCGATCTTGGCTCCGAGTACAACCTGGCGCTGTCAACGCTGAAGCTGTCGAGCATTCCGCCGCTGGCGGTTGACGGCCAGTTCAGCGAAGGCGACCGTGTGAGGGTCGTGCTGGAGATCGAGGTCGAGTACGTCGCGTTTCCGCCGATCAAGGACCGTGGGTTCCGCGTCGGCACCGAACGCCGCCATCACGGGCTCGTGCTGTCCGCTGAGCCTGGCGCGTAGAACCCCGCAAAGAGCGGCAAGTTTCGAGTTGACGCCTGCCCGCCGTGCGGAGTAGGTTCAAGAGATCGTCAGCCCGTAGCGCACATCGTGTGCTCGCTGCGATCCGTTCAAGACCAACCCGACCGGGGAGACTTCGCCATGCCCTCTAGAGCCGTAGAGCGCGTTCTGATGCACCTGTGGGCGCTGGACATCAACTACAAGGGCAGCGACGAACGTGGCTACGACGCCTGCTGCCCAGCCCACGAGGACCGCACCCCCAGCTTCCACCTCGGCGAAGGGCACGACGGTCGTGCGCTGGTCTACTGCCACGCCGGATGCACGCTGGAGGAGATCGCTGACGCGCTGCACCTCGCCCCCGGCGACCTGTTCGAGGACGCCGACCGGGCCGACGACGCCAAACCAACCAAGCGCGAGGTGCTCGAACGCTACGACTACACCGACG